ACTGAAGAAACATATGGGTGTATCCTATATCAGGAGCAGGTTATGCAGGCTTGCGTACAACTCGGCGGTATGACAATGGCAGAGGCTGATAAAGTTCGTAAGATTATTGGTAAGAAAAAGGATGCAAGAGAGTTTGATGTTTTCAAAGACCAATTTATTAAAGGGGCTTCTAAGTATATTGCTCCTAATGATGCTCTTGATTTATGGCATGACTTTGAAGCACATGCGGGATATTCGTTCAACAAGTCTCATGCGGTTGCTTATTCTACGCTCTCGTATTGGACGGCATGGCTAAAATATCACTATCCAATTGAATTTATGTTTGCATTACTTAAAAATGAAAAGGATAAAGATGCACGAACTGAATATCTTATTGAAGCGAAAAGAATGGGCATTAGCATTAAATTACCTCATATTAATGATTCGGATATTGATTTTAAGATTGAGGGCAAAGGTATTAGATTTGGACTCACCGCAATTAAGTTTATCTCTGATAAAATTGCAGAACGATATATATCGTCACGACCTTTTAAGTCTTTTGCAGAAGTTGAAGAGTTTACATTTACAAAAGGAAATGGAGTAAACTCTCGTGCATTACAGGCAATGAACTCAATTGGTGCATTAACATTTCCAGACAACCCAGCCGATCCAGTGAAGGTTAAGGAAAACCTATACGAGTACCTTAACCTCCCTGAATTTAATATGCCAGTACCACAACATTACTATGCATATATAAATGATATTGAAGAATATGAAGAAAAGGGAGCATTTGTTTTAATGGGTATGGTAAAATCAATTAAGAGATCAAAAGGATGGTCAAGGGTAGAGTTGCTAGATAAGACTGGAAGTGTGGGTATATTTGATGAAGAGAATACCAGCATTGAGGCTGGTCGCACTTATATTATTCTTGCAAATGATAACAGGGTTGTATCTGCAATACCTGCTGATGAAATAAAAGATTCAAAAGATCCATTAATCAAGTTTTTAAATTATAAGATGTTGCCATATAAAGATGATGAAATGTTTGTTGTTTCATTTAAGCCACGAGTAACAAAAGCTGGTAAAAAAATGGCATCGCTTACTTTAGCAGATGCAGGTAGAGAATTACATGCAGTTACCGTATTTCCAACATCATTTGCAAAAGCATATATGAATGTAGAGCCAGGAAATGTTTATAAGTTTGAGTTTGGTAAAACAAAAGATGGAACAGTTATAATGGAGGATGTAATAAATGTTTGATGATTTAGCAGAAGAAATACATAAGAATGCTGTGGATAAAGGGTTTTGGGATAGAACCGCAGACCCTATCTTTTTAGCAAAGCAAATGATGATGATTGTGTCAGAAGTCTCTGAGGCTATGGAGGCTGTTCGCAAAGAGATGGATCCAGAACAGATATCGGATGAATTTGCAGATATTATTATTCGCACACTTGATCTATATGCTGGTATGGCTGAAGCGGGGTATGTAAAAAAGTCTCTTGATTATGCTATTAAAGAAAAGATGGAAAGAAATACACATAGGCCAAAGAAGCATGGGGTAAGATTCTAATGACATTAACTGTTGAAGATGTTTTATCTCAGCTTAATCCTAAACTTAGAAAAAGTGTTTTAGTTGGAGATGCTGTTCCAAAAACAGAGTATGCAGCAACACCTAGTTTTGGATTGAATCGTGCTCTAAATGGTGGTTTGCCCTATGGACGTCAGATCCTTATCTGGGGAAGCAAGTCAAGTGCAAAGTCGTCTTTATGTTTGCAAATGATTGGATTAGCACAGAAAGAAGGCAAAGTTTGTGCATGGATTGATGCAGAAATGTCATACGATAAAGACTGGGCTGAAAAACTAGGGGTAGACACGTCAAAACTAATTGTCTCACAAGCAAGAACAATTAATGAAATGGTTGATGTTGGCATTAATCTTATGGAGGCAGGAGTAGATCTTATAGTGGTAGACTCAATAACCTCTCTTCTTCCAGCAATATATTTTGAAAAAGATTCAGAAGAACTAAAGCAGTTAGAAAATACAAAGCAAATTGGTGCAGAGTCACGTGATTTTAGTAATGCATGGAAGATGATTAACTATGCAAATAATAAAGTCAAGCCAACACTATTTGTCCTTATTTCTCAATCAAGAAATAATATTAGTGCTATGTATACAAGTCAGCAACCAACTGGTGGGCAGGCTACTAAGTTTTATTCATCTACAGTAATTAAGTTATTCTCGTCTGAATCAGATAATCAGGCAATAAAAGGAAAAATACATGTCGGAGATAAACTCATTGAGGAAAAAATTGGTAGAAAAGTTCGTTGGGAATTACAGTTCTCTAAAACTTCGCCTGCCTTCCAAAGTGGCGAATATGATTTCTATTTTAGAGGTGATAATCTTGGCATTGATACTATTGGTGATCTTGTCGATACCGCTGAGCTTGCTGGTCTTGTTACTAGAACTGGTGCATGGTACCAATTAGAAGATGGCACAAAAGTTCAGGGCAGAGAAGGATTAATTAATCGTGTTAAAGAAGATTTAGATTTGCAGGAATCATTGAAGAATAAACTATCAAATGTCTAATAATTTTAGTGTTTATCAGGGAAAGTTTATCTGCAAGACTTGTAAAAAAGAAGTTACAAGTATGAGACTCTATGCTCTAACAGGTAAGGGTACATGGTTGTGTTCTGATAAACACTTAACAGAAGTACAAGTATTTCAAGTAGGATATAAAAAGAAAAAGGACTATGAGCGAGAAAAGTGAAAGTAAAAGAATAGGTGCCAAGCAGCATAAGAACTCTGGACGTAATAATAAAAAAGGAGATGCTACTTGGAGAAACTTTGTTATAGATTTTAAAGAATCTGCAAAATCTTTTACTGTTAACCAAGACGTATGGGCTAAAGCTGTTACAGATTCTATCAAGGCTGGAACAGATAAATCACCAGCGATAGTTTTAATACTTGGAGAAGGAAATAAAAAAACAAGACTTGCTATAATAGAATTTGATTTACTAGATCAGTTAACGTGGGAGGAAAAAAATGGTAGAGAAAACTGAGTCGCCAAAAACAACTATAGATATGATAAATGGGTTGTCTGAAATTGCAGACTACATGAATGATGAGGAACTTACCACAGCCCTTACTATGATTGCTAAGCTTATTGTTAAACCAGATATACCGCCACAGGTAGCCAGCCTAGAGATTGTAAGACTACAGGCTATCGCAGCAAAAATGGCATTTAGGGCTACATGGATGACCAATGTAGATAAGTCTGATAGAGGCAAAAAGAATATTTATTACACTGCAGCAGAAGCAATAAATGATCTTGTCTCAGCGCTAAAATACATAATGCGTTAATGATATAATATATAAAAAGGATTATAAATGAGTAAGAATTTAATAAAGCAAATTATGATGAAGCCTGAAGACAAGGTAGAAATACTAGACACAGAAGCACTTATTAATAAGATTAATTCTGGGTACATTGCAAAGCGTGAAAATAAACATCAAACTAAAAAAACATTTGCACCATCAACTCTAGTATGGAATCACGGCGAATGTGCTAGATATTGGTATCTAGCTTTTGAAGGTAACGTATTTGAAAATACGGATACTCCATATAGTGTTGCAAATATGACTGCTGGAACTAAGTCGCATGATAGAATTCAACAAGCAATGCTAGATTCTGGAGTTGCCATAGAGTATTTAGATGATGATAATAAACCAACAACGGAATTTAAAGTAACTCACAGCGATCCACCTATTTTTGGTTATGGTGATGCCATGCTAAATTGGGAAGGTGAAGAGATTGTTGGAGAAATTAAAACAATGTCTAGCGATGCCTTTGAGTACCATAAACTGCACGGCAAACCAAAGCTTAGTAATATTATGCAACTTCTTATTTATATGAAAATATTAAAAAAGTCTAAGGGTGTACTTATATATGAAAACAAAAATAATCATGATCTTCTCGTATTTCCAATAGAGGTAAATGATCACTATATTAAATGGATTGAAACAAGCTTTGACTGGATGAGACGTGTTAGAAAGTCTTGGAAAGATAAAGAGATTCCTCAAAAAAATTACAGATCCAACTCTAAGATATGTAAAGCATGTCCATTAAAAACTGCCTGCGCTTTGGCCGAACCAGGAACAGTAAAGATAGAGCCCCTGGAGAAACTAAGTGAAGCAGTGTGAAAGGTGTGACAAAAGATTCACTCCAAAAGTAACTTATCAAATTTATTGTAGTAATGAATGTAGAGATTTAGCTACAAAAGATAAGATTGCTGAAAGATATCACATAGTTCGTAGACAAAAAAGAATAGGTAAAGTAAGAAAATGTATAGGCGGTTGTGGAGTCCAGCTATCAATATATAATGATGATGGATTTTGTGCAAACTGTAATGTTAGTAAAAAAGCAGTAGATAAAATGTTAAAACAAATTAAAGGATATTTTGATTATGAGCAAGACTAGCCAGCCTAGCCATATATGTGCAATAGATGCCAGCACAAATAGTCTTGCATTTGCATTTTATACCTACAAGCAATTAACTGGGTACGGAAAAATAAATTTTGAAGGTAATAATATTTATGAAAAAGTTCAAGATGCTACTTCTAAAACTAATGCTTTATTTAAACATTATAATATGATTAATGCTATCGTTATTGAACATACTGTTTTTATGAATTCTCCAAAAACTGCAGCAGATTTAGCACTGGTTCAGGGTGGCATATTAGGTGGTGCTGGATTGGCGGGTATAAAAATAATAGGCAGAGTATCTCCTATAACCTGGCAAAACTATCTAGGTAATAAGAAACTATCCAAAGAAGAACAACTACAAATAAGATCCTTAAATCCTGGTAAATCATTATCTTGGTATAAATCTTATGAGCGTGATTTTAGAAAGAAAAGAACAATTAAATTATTAGAAATAGCATATGACAAAAAAATAGATGATTACGATGTCGCAGATGCAGCAGGAATAGGGCATTGGGCTATAAACAACTGGGAAAAGGCTGTGAAATTTGACAAGGAGTAGCTATGGGTGCTAAACTATATACAAATGAAATTTGGCTTCGTAAGAGATATACCCTTGATAAGAAGTCACCAGAAGAAATAGCTAAGGAGTGTGGGGTAAGCGTAGAGACTGTCTATGTATATCTTGCTAAATTTGGATTAAGGAAATCAAAACGATGAATGACAAAGAAAAATTTATTATCAAGGTTGATCAGGTTAATCATCCGTATCACTACACTACTGATCCAAGTGGAGTGGAAGCAATTGAAATTACTAGACACAGAAACTTCAATATAGGTAATGCTATAAAGTATCTCTGGAGAGCTGGTATTAAAGATGAATCAAAGCATATTGAAGATTTGAAGAAGGCTATCTTTTATATTCAAGATGAAATCAATAGACTAGAGGGCAAATATGACAAACGCAGAAATAGAAATCGTAAAACATCTTGATGAAGTAAACAAGGTTGTTGAAGAATATCTTAAGGGCAATGATCCCACTAAGATTTCTAAGACATTAGATTTGCCACGCACTCGTGTAGTTGCTCATCTTAATGAATGGAAAGCAATGGCATCTGCCAATGATGCTATCCGTGCTCGTGCTAAAGATGCACTTGTTGGTGCTGATGCACATTACACAAAACTAATTCAGCAGGCAT